GGTACGGCTCTCACAACAGGTGATAATAATGTCCTGATTGGATATAGTGCGGGATCGGCAATGAATACTGGTTCTAGAAATGTAGTTGTAGGTCGTCTAGCTGGTGATGCAGTGACAACTGCTGTCGAATGTGTTGTCATTGGTAGTAATGCCTATGGTGCAGCCACCACTGGCTCACAGAATATTGCTATTGGTGATAATGCTATGGCTGGCGATGACGTTACTGGAGCATCAAATACCATTGTCGGTGATAATGCTGGTTATGCTATGACTTCAGGAGCAAATAATGTTGCAGTGGGTGCTACTGCGCTGGATGCAAACACTACAGCATCTAACAATACTGCTGTAGGCTATAATTCTCTAACTGCTAATACAACTGGAGCAAACAATGTGGGCATTGGCTCTGGTGCTTTAGCTGCAAATACAACTGCAAATAATAATACTGGAATGGGCCATCTTGCACTTGGTGCCAATACCACTGGCGCTAACAATACAGGAATTGGCGCACAGGCTCTGGATGCTAGTTCAACTGGCGCGAGTCTTACCGCAGTTGGATCATCCGCACTTGGAGCTAATACTACAGCCGGTAATAATACAGCAGTGGGTGCCTATGCACTATCCGTTACCACAACAGGTGCAAGTAATACAGCGGTGGGCCAAAGTGCCTTAGCCGCAAATACTACCTCATCAAATAATACTGCGGTAGGTAATGCAGCATTAGCAGCAAATACAACAGGAACTTATAATACGGCGGTTGGAGCTTCGGCTGGTGCTGCAATAGTTGGTGATGGAAATTACAATACACTTGTCGGAGCTGTTTGCGGAGATGCAATAACAACCGGCGATGACAATACGGCGATGGGTAGAGGTGCTCTAACTACTTGCACTACATCAAGTCAGAACACAGCCATAGGCTCAGTTGCTTTAGAAGCCCTCACAACCGGATCTTATAATACAGCTTTAGGGTATGGCGCTGGAAAATCAATAACAACTGCAGATCAGAACACAGCAGTTGGTAGAGGGGCGCTAGATGCTTGTATAACAACTGGTCAACATACCGCAATGGGTGATCAGGCTCTTACAGCATGTACAGATGGTACAAATAATACAGCCTTTGGTTCACAAGCAGGGGCTGCTACTACAACTGGATCGTCCAATACTTTTGTAGGGGCTTATGCTGGCGATGCTAACACAACTTCTTCTAATAACACAGCGGTTGGCATGAATGCTCTGGGAGCAAATACAACAGGCACCATGAATACTGCTGTTGGTCAGGGTGCTGGCTTACTGGTAACCACAGGAGAAAATATTACTCTCCTTGGATTTCTCACTGGTGATGCCCTCACAACGGGTGGAGGAAATACCCATCTAGGTGGTGGTGCAGGAGGCGCACAGACTACAGGAACAAATACAATTTGTATCGGAGTAAATGCTGGTGGCAACTTAACAACAGGCGGCAACGGCATTTACATAGGATATGGGTGTGTGGCGAGTGCAGCAGATGTAGGGGGCCATGAAGTTGTAATTGGCCCCGGTACAGCCAAGGGAGTTAACACAGCATTCGTAGTCGCTGGTGGATCTGTCTACAAAGGTGACAACGGGACAGCTTGGGCGCAGACATCTGATCGCAGGATTAAAAAGGACATACAGCCAAATACAAAAGGATTGGCTGAAATCTGTCAGGTTGATCCAAAAACTTTCCTCTACAAGTCTGATGAAGAACTTCACGAGATCCCAGAGTTTGTAGGTTGTGCTGAAGGATTACCGCAGAATAAAAGAGTAACAAGCGCCATCGCACAGGAAGTTCAAGTCCCATTCCCAGAAGCAGTTACAGAACGAAACGACTACGGAATGTTAAGTGTAAATACTGACCCGATATTCTGGGCGATGATAAACTCGATCAAGGAACTGGCTGCTGAAATTGAAGAACTTAAACAATGGAAAGAGGAGCATACCTGCTGTGGCTGAAAATGGAAAGAATGTCGTCAATATTGGCGGAACTGAATACGACCCTAATGATCTTACGGATCAACAGAAATACTGGATTACCCAAGTGCAAGACCTTCAGGGCAAGCGTCAATCACAACAATTCCAGTTGGATCAGATCAATGTAGCTCTGGACAGTTTTATGACTGCGTTGATTAATAGTCTTAAAGACCCCGAAACTGCTGATTTATTTGAGGACACGAAGGAGAAAGCAAATGGCTGATGAACTAAGCGCAGATGAGATTGCCGCACACTTTTCTGCAATGGATGACAGCGTGACGCTTATTAATGCAACTATCGCAGACGACACCGATGCGTTGGAGATACACGGCACTGCCGCTGAAGTCAAACTCATGGTCACACGCAACACGGATCATCTTGAGATTCAGGCGGAGAAAGACTGGTACTCTGATTCAAGCAAGAGCAAAACACCGTATACAAATGCAGTAACGGCTGGCAAAGCATACGTTGCAGGGTAGTAAATAAATGACTACAGCTAAAGATGTGGAAGCCAAACTTAATACCCACGAGGCTGTTTGTGCCGAAAGGTGGAAAGAAACCGTAGAGCGCATAAAACGTCTTGAATTGATTTTAATAAGTTCTGGTGGTGCTGTAATTTTGCTTATGGCAGGTATGTTGTGGAAGATCTGAAAGAGCAATTGATTCGCCACGAAGGTTTACGATTGACAGTCTATGATTGCCCAGCAGGATATAAAACTGTAGGAGTTGGAAGAAATTTGGAAGGGAAAGGAATAACTGAAGAAGAGGCAATGTACCTTCTTGATAATGATATAAAAGATTTTCAAGAAAGCCTGTCAAAAGAACTTCCTTGGTTTGATTCCCTTGATGAGTGCAGGAAAAATATTTTAACAAATATGGCTTTTAACCTTGGGGTATCAGGTTTGTTAAAATTTAAAAATACTCTTGCTGCCGTAGAAAATAAAAATTGGGGGGAGGCGGCTTCCCAGATGCTAGAGAGTCGTTGGGCGGATCAAGTCGGGAGCAGAGCAACAGAGCTTTCTGAACTAATGAAGACAGGGTAGTATGATGATTAGAAGGATACTACTACTACTACTGTTAGCCATTTTATTATTACCTTCTTCTCTGTCTGCAACAGACACAGTTACCTCTTCGACAGTATCCTCTACGGTAAGCAGCAGTTCAAATACAGTATCGACTTCATCGGGCAATACTGTTGTGGATAAAACACCATCTACAGCTAGTTCGCCTAGTGTAGTCGTCAATAATTCCGATGTTTGTGTAACGGGCGTTTCCGGTGCCATGCAGACAAGTGTCTTTGGACTGAGTGGTGGGACAACCATTAGGGATAAGAACTGTGAACGACTAAAACTGGCGCGTTCCCTGTATGGTATGGGCCTAAAGGTGGCGGGTGTGAGCCTTCTTTGTCAGGATAAGAGGGTATTTGATGCCATGTGGGCCGCTGGTACGCCGTGCCCGTATGAAGGGAAAATAGGCAACGAAGCAAAAGCAGCGTGGTTGAAGAACCCTAGTCTTGCTCCAGATGGAACAAAAATAAAAGTAGACGCTGTTAAAGCAGCAGAACTAAAAGAACAGGAAGAACTGGAAAAAGAAGAAGAGAAAGAAGAAAAGAACCCCGACGATGAGGATACAACGCCATGATGCGGGGTCTTTTTTGTATTTTAGGGGTAGTGTACACACTTTTATTGGGTGTTGGTATTTATGTGGCTGTATCTTTAGTAACAATGGCGGCTAAAGCTGAAGATTTGACGACAGGTAATCTTGTTCCGCCTATGGAAAATATGACTGCTTCTGGTAGTACTTCTCATGGTGCAGGTTCAGGTTGTCAGAGTGGCGCTTATTGTACTAGCGGAACGCAGGGAGGAGGAGGAACCTACACATCAACCTTTAATGTCCCTTTAACAGAAGCCGAGGTACAAAAGGGGTTTACATTGAATAGTGGTGTAACGATTAACAGTCACATAAGTAATTCTAACCTTGATTCTTGCACAGATATTATGCAGTCAGGTGATTGTCGGGATATTTTTAAGTTAACAATTACATTGTTAGATGACAACACAACAGTTGAAACTTTTACGCATCAAGAAGAGTTGGACTGGACAGGTTTGCGGGATTTTACATATACAGATACGGTCACGGAGAACAATTACGGTATTCTCTCCGGGGTTTTTTCTCTTTACGGGATAGACGCAGGTTATCCCTACGGGTTCTATGGTCCGCAATTTTCTGATCCTAGTTTGACAATTGACTATCAGACAGTTCTTATACAACAGCAGGTAGAAGCAGAGATTCAGACCCAGATAGAACAGGCAGCACAGACAGAAGCTATTCAGGTAGCAGAGGTTGTTGCACCAGTAGCAACTACAGATACAACGTCTGATGCTCCTCCTCCTCCACCCCCGGATACT